GGAGGTCGACAAATTATGAGTATTCTTGCAGATATGCAAAAGATCATCAAACCCCTGGGCATCCCCATTGAAACAGGTGTGTTCACGGATAAGGCACCCGACAAATACATCGTTGTTGTGCCTCTCTCTGATACCTTTGTTGTACACGCAGATAACCAACCCGAAATTGACGTGCAAGAAGCACGTCTTTCTTTATACACCCAAGGCAGCTATACCAAGGAAAAGAACGCTCTTATTCGAGCCTTGCTTGCTGCCGACATTACCATAACCGGCAGACAGTATGTCGGTTATGAAACCGAGACCGGCTATCACCACTACAACGTGGATGTAGCTAACCACTATGAAATGGAGGAATGAAAATGGCAACTATCGGTCTTGATAAACTCTACTATGCCAAAATCACCGAAGATGACCAGGGCAACGAAAGCTATGCTACTCCGGCACAGCTTGCCAAAGCTATGACCGCAGACCTTTCTGTCGAACTTGCCGAGGCAACTCTGTATGCCGATGACGGCGCTGCCGAAATCGTCAAGGAGTTCAAAAGCGGTACGCTGTCCCTTGGCGTTGATGACATTGGTGCAACGGTGGCGTCTGACCTTACCGGGTCTACCATCGATGCAAACGGTGTTGTAATCGCCACTAACGCTGACGGTGGTTCTCCGGTAGCCATCGGCTTCCGTGCCAAGAAGTCCAACGGCAAGTATAAGTACTTCTGGCTGTACCGTGTAATCTTCGGTATTCCCGCATCCAGCCTCGCCACCAAGGGTGACAGCATCACCTTTAGCACACCTACTATCGAAGGTACTATTCTTTGCCGCAATAAGGCAGACAGTGCCGGCAAGCATCCCTGGAAGGCAGAAGCCACCGAAGGTGATGCTGCAATCGCAGCGGATGTAATCGCCAACTGGTATAAGCAGGTGTATGAACCGACATACAACTCTGCCACACCGGCAAAGGCTGAATAAGGAGGCTATGAAGTATGGATAAAGAACGTACTGCTACCATCCTCATTGGCAATGAGGAACACACTCTCTTACTCTCTACCAAGGCAACCAAGGAGATAGCCGCTCGTTACGGTGGTCTTGAAAACCTCGGTGAAAAGCTGATGAAGAGTGAGAACTTTGAAATGGCCATCGGTGAAATCGTATGGCTCATTACTTTGCTTGCGAATCAGACAATTTTGGTTCACAACATCCAGCACAAGGATGAACCCCGCGACCTGCTCACTGAAGAGTATGTGGAAATTCTCACTACTCCGGCTGACCTTGCAACCTATAAGGTAGCCATTACCGAGGCTATGTTTAAGGGCACCAAGCGTAACATCCAGAGCGAGGATGACCAAAAAAACGCGGCGGTCGAGTAAGTGACGAAGAGTTATTTACTCGACTTTTATATTACGGCATCGGTCAACTTCACCTGTCAATGAATGAGGTATGGCTGATGCCGTTTGGCTTACTCCTTGACCTTTGGGAGTGCCACAAACAGTACACTGGCATCGCCAAGCCGAAACGGGAACGATTCATTGATGACATTATCCCGGACGGTATCTGACGAAAGGTGGTGGTTAAATGGCAGATAACTTCGGTCTTAAGATCGGGCTTGAGGGTGAAAAGGAATTCAAGAAGGCACTGGCGGATATCAACCAGAGCTTTAAGGTTCTCGGCTCGGAAATGAAGGTCGTTGAGTCCCAGTTTGGAAAGAACGATAATTCTGTCGAGGCCCTCACCGCCCGCAACCAGGTACTAAACAAAGAAATCGATGCTCAAAAGCAACGAATCGAAACGCTCCGTGCAGCTCTTGAGAACGCATCATCCTCCTTTGGAGAAAACGATAAGCGTACTCAAAACTGGCAAATTCAGCTTAATAACGCAACTGCCGCCCTTAACAATATGGAGCGTGAACTCAAGAATAACAACGATGCACTGGATGAAGCCGCAAAGGAATTTGATGATGCCGAAGACAAGGCAGACCAGTTTGGAGATGAAGTTGAAAACGCAGGTGAACAGAGTGATGATGCCAGTGGCAAATTCTCTGGACTCGGCACAGCTTGTAAGGCTGCCGCCGCTACCATAGCCGCCGCTTTTGCAGCCGTTTCCGCTGCAGCTATTGCCGGCGGTAAGGCACTTGTGGAAATGGCAACTGAAGGTGCTGCTTATGCGGATGACGTCTTAACCACTGCAACGCAGACCGGTATCGCAACCGATAAACTGCAAGAGTATATGTATGCCGCAGAGCTTGTTGATGTTTCTACCGAAACACTCACAAAATCGATGGCAAAACAAATCAAGTCTATGAAGGCTGTGCAGGACGGTACCAAGATGTCGGTGGAAGCCTATGACAAACTTGGTGTTTCGGTTACAAATGCTGATGGTAGTTTGCGCGACTCAGATACAGTGTATTGGGAAGTTATCGATGCCCTTGGCAAGGTTGAAAACGAAACCGAACGTAATGCTTTGGGTATGCAAATCCTCGGCAAGTCTGCTCAAGAACTGAACCCCCTAATTGAAGCTGGCGCCGCACGAATGAACGAACTTGGTGAACAAGCTCGTGCTGCCGGATATGTTGTCAGCGATGATATGCTCAATGCCTATGGTGCGTTGGACGACCAGTTGCAATATCTTAACGTTGGCGCACAAGCAGCCAAGAACGCTCTTGGCACAGTTCTTCTCCCGGTGCTTACCGACCTTGCAACCGAAGGCAACGCTCTGCTTGGTGAGTTCACTAACGGCATCCTTGATGCCAACGGCGATATCAGTAAGATGTCTGACGTCATTGGTGATATCCTACCGAAAGTTCTCGATATGATTATGGAGTTCTTACCAGAACTCCTGGAAATCGTGTGTGAAATCGTAGGGTCCTTGGCGCAGGCTCTTATCGACAACTTACCGACCATCATAGACACTGCATCTGAGATTATTTTTGCTCTGCTTACGGGGTTAATTGAAGCCTTACCCCAAATAGCGGAGGGTGCCCTTCAACTGGTTATGGCTCTTGTGAGTGGTATCCTTGAGAACCTTCCGCTGTTATTGGATACGGCACTACAGGCGGTCGTTACCCTTGCAACGGGTATCGCAAATGCACTGCCTACGCTTATACCCACCATCATCCAGGTTATCATTCAAATCGTAAACACGCTCATCGAGAACTTGCCTATGATTTTGGATGCCGCCCTTCAGTTGATTATGGGACTTGCCCAGGGTATTTTGAATGCTCTACCTGTGCTGATCGCCGCACTCCCGGAAATCATTATGGGTATCATCAACTTTCTCTTGGATGCTATACCGCAAATCATTGAAACGGGCATTCAGCTTATAACCTCGTTGGTGGCGGCTTTGCCTGAAATCATCACGGCAATCGTAGAGGCAATTCCGCAGATTATTTCCGGTATTATCAACGCTGTAATGAACGCTGTCCCGCTCATCATCCAAGCCGGTATTGACCTTTTGATTTCTCTCATCAAAGCTTTACCGCAGATAATCACGACCATCGTGAACGCCATTCCGCAAATTATATCCGGCATTATCAAAGCTGTGCTTGAAAACCTGCCACTCATCATCAAAGCAGGTGTCGACCTCTTTATTTCTCTTATAAAGAACCTTCCGACAATTATCGTGGAGATTGTCAAAGCCGTACCGCAGATTATTGCGGGTATCGTTAAGGCATTCGGCTCTCTGTTCGGTGAAATGGCATCCATCGGTGGTAACATCGTAAAGGGTCTGTGGGAAGGTATCCAGGGACTTGCATCCTGGCTTTGGGATAAAGTTTCGGGATGGATTTCCGGCATTTGGGACGGCATTTGCGACTTCTTCGGTATTGCATCGCCCTCCAAAGAAATGGGATGGGTCGGTGAAATGCTTGTTGACGGTCTTGCCGGAGCACTCGATTCTCACGGCAAGGAAGCTGTAAAGGCTGCCGAGGGAATGAGTTCTGACATTTCCGATGTTATGCACGGTCTTGCAGAGGATATGGAAACCGCACTGCCTACCGATTTCAATATCGATGGCAATGTTCGTGCAAGCGTATCCGGCACGGCTATGGACAGTGTTAAATCCGGTTTGTCTTTGGTTCTCAATATCTCAAACTTCAACAACTATTCAAGCGAGGATATTCAGCAGCTCACCAATGAGGTGCTGGTAACCGCAGGACAATTTGCAAAGCGGAAAGGGGTGGTATTTGCGTGAATTATTTTGTGTATAAAGGCATCAAGTCTTCGGATATGGGACTTCGTATCGAAAGCAAGGAAGTTTTCTCCGCTCCCGAATATGAAGTTGATTTCTTATCCGTCCCCGGCAGGCACGGTGATTTAATCGGTGACGGTGGCAGATTCCCTAACGCCCAAATCACTTATTCCGTTTTCCTGCCTGCCAAAAGCATTACAGAATTATCGCAGAAAATCACCGCTGTTAAGGGTTGGCTATACTCCGGTCTTAACCAGTACCACACCCTTTCCGATACCTACGATACCGAGTTTACCCGTAAGGCTGTATATGCCGGGAAACTCGATATTGAGGATGAACTTAACCGCATTGGAGTATTCACGATCAGCTTTTCCTGCGAGCCGTTCCGTTACTCCATTGCAGGAGAAAAGACACAGCTTATCGGTAACGGCAAAAGCCTAACCAACCCGTATCTGTTCTCAAGCTATCCCATCATTCGTGTTGTGGGTAGTGGCAAAGGTACGCTGACCATTCAGTCTGCTGACAACAATACCACGCTTACATTCACCGACATCGATGAATACGTGGAAATCGACTCGAAGCAGATGGTCTGTTATAAAGGCAACGAACCAAAGAACGACACCGTTGAGGGTGATGGTTTTCCGCTGCTGTATCCCGGCGAGAATACTTTTTCTTTTGACGGGGACATCCAAGGATTGTCCGTTGCTCCAAGGTGGTGTTCGATATGATTCCGGTACTTTATAAAGCCAACGCTACCAACTTCGCTTCCTTCGGCATTGGTGTTCTTAAAGATTGCACCTTCTGTGAGGTTACCGAGGAACGCAACGGTGCCTTTGAGTGCGAATTCAAGTATCCCATCAACGGTCCCCTTTACAAGGAGATAGCCGAAGAGAGGCTTGTGAAAGCCAAACCCAACGACACCGCTAAAGACCAGGTGTTTCGCATTTACCGCATTTCTACACCAATCAATGGTGAGATAACGGTATATGCACAGCATATTTCCTACGACCTATCTTCTATAGCAGCATTACAGTGGTCGGAAGAATCCATTTCTCCAAGCCTTGCGATGGAACGTGTGTTTCAGAACACCGCAACTCCTCACGGCTTTACTTGCCACACCGATTATTCCGCAGCAAAGCCGTTCTCGGTTGCAAGACCGCAGAGCGTCCGTGCTTGTTTGGGCGGTGTGGCAGGTTCTTTTCTGGACTTGTGGGGTGGCGAATACGAGTGGGATAACTTCCGTGTTATTCATCACCAAGGCAGAGGGCAAAAAACAGGTGTGGTTATCGAATACGGAAAAAACCTCACGGATCTGGAACACGAGAACGAGACCACCGATGTTTATACCGACCTCCTTCCGTATGCTGTGATAACCGCAGAGGACGGTACGGAAACGGTTGTCACACTCTCTGAAATTCTGTTGCCGATATCTAATACAACCCTGGTTCAGCGAAAGACCTATATTAAGGACTTCACAGAATACTTCGATGAAGATACTCCCGTTACCGAAGAAGGGCTCCGTGCCTACGCAAACAACTATCTTAAAAACAATCCGCTTGGCACGGCCGTGCCTACTTTGACCGTTGCCTTTGAACCGCTATGGAAACAGCCTGACTATGTGGCTGTGTTGGAGCGTGTGTCCCTTTGCGACACCGTAACCATTCGACACAGCGTTCTCGGCATCACGGCAAAAGCAAAGGTAATCACCACGGTTTATGACTCGCTTGCTGAAAAGTATGTGTCTATCACACTCGGCTCGGCAAAGGCAAACTTGCTTAACAATGTAAGTGCTGCCGAAGCCGCCGCAGAGGAAGCCTCGACAAAAATCGACAGATTTCCTGCGCTGATGAACTCTGCGATAAAAAATGCTACGGGACTAATTACCGGGCAGACCGGCGGCTATGTGGTTATTCATACTGACACCGATACAGGTAAACCTTATGAGCTTCTCATCTTGGATGCGCCTACAATCGGTGAAGCGGTCAATGTTTGGCGATGGAATGTTGGCGGTCTTGGGTTCTCCAAGAATGGTTACAACGGTCCCTATGAAACGGCAATCACCGCTGATGGTCAGATTGTTGCAGACTTCATTACTTCTGGCACTTTGGTGGCGAACATCATCAAGGCCGGTGTTCTTCAATCCCAGGATGGCTCTTCTTATTGGGATTTGGAGACCGGCGAGGTTGTCCTTCGTGCCTATGCTACTACGGAAACCGTGGAAAAGGTCGAAGACCGCATCTCCACCATTGAAGAGCAGAAAATGTACCGCCTGGTGATCAGCTCATCCAACGGTAACATCTTCAAAAATAACAATATCAGCACAACCCTTTATGCCACAGTTTTCTCCTGGGACGAAAACATCACTGATACCTTGGATGACAACCAGTTCATCTGGACCAGGGTTTCCGATGATGCAGAAGCCGATAAGCTGTGGAATGATGCACACTTCGGTGGCACAAAGTCCATCGAAATCGACTCCGATGATGTCAAAGTAAGGGCAACATTCTTCTGTGACCTCATCGATACGACTACAAGAAACAGCCTACTCGGCTGAATTAAAAGGAGGAATCCCTAATGAGCAAAGCTCAAGGCCAATTTACTATTATCGACTACAATGATGCATTAACCCTCACGGGTTACATCGGGTCGAATCTGCAGAAGTCGCAGATGTATAACCCCGATAATGCGACCTATACGCCCGACTGGTCGTCCACCAACCTGGTGTTGACCCCCAGCCTCTATGTTATCGGTACAACTACCGACCAAATCACCACCGCTGCGGTGACTTCCGTTAAGTGGTATGTTGGCAGTTCTACCACGGCTCTTACCACTTCCGGCAACTACGCATTAAGCGGTGCAAAGAGCCACATTTTGACCGTTAAGGGTAACGTAATGGCTGGTCTGCCCGGCATTGACTACCGCTGCGTTATCACTTACAAGGATGCATCCACCGGCCTTTCTATTACGCATCCTTTGACCATCTCGTTCTCCCGCGTTGTAAACGGTGGCGGTATCGTTGATTTGCTGGTTACTACTCCCAAGGGCAACGTGTTTAAGAACGCAGAAGTAGCAACACTTACTGCCAAGGCTGAACTGTGGCGTGGATCTACTGTGGATACTACCAATGTTACCTACAAGTGGGCAATTATGGACAGTTCCGTAACCTCCACCTCTTCCAGTGGCTACGATGCCGCTTTTGGTGTAGGCTGGCGTAAGCTGTCTGACACCACGGGTATGTATTCCGGTGCTACTACATCAACCATTACCATTTATGCTGCGGCTGTTGACAGCTACGCTGTATTTAAGTGCGTGGCAACCGACTCCGACTCCACTTCCAATACCTACAACAGCACCTTTACCGATGTCGCAACCTTCATTGATAACTCTGACCCCATCCAGGTGGTCATCACCTCCACGGGCGGAGATGTCTTTAAGAACGGTGTTGGCTCTACGGTTCTTACCGCAGTTGTTTACCAGGCGGGTGCTGAAATCGATGCCGATGGTAAGGGCACCTATACCTGGACTAAGTACAACAAAGACGGTGCTATCGACACCACTTGGGGTACTTCCGGCAGCAAGACCGGCAAAACTCTGTCTGTGTCTTCTTCCGATGTTGCCACCAAGGCAACCTTTATGGTGGTAGTCACTCTGTAAGGAGGTGTTTCTATGCGGGCGATTGCTCAATTTACCATCATCAATCTTTGCGATGTAATCTCTTCTGATGTCGCACCCGAAAATCCGTACATCGGTATGCTGTGGGTAAATACGGCAACTGTCCCGCCGGAAACAATGGTGTGGGATGGACTCGGTTGGGTTGTTCAAAACAATCTTGAAGAACTCCGCACCACCGTGTCCACCCATACCACTCGCTTTGGTGAGTTTCAAACCTCCATTGATGGTTTGAACAGTTACGTTTCAAACCTTACAAAAACAGTGGAGACCGTCAGCGGTGAAGTTTCAGGGGAAAAAGAGACTGTGCTTGAAATGCAAGAGCAGATCTCCGAACTGGAACACACCGTTGACGGCTTATCACTCACTATGAGTGAGCAGTTTGCCGGAGGCATCAATTTTATAAAGAACTCTGCCGGACTTAACGGCATTACCGATGATTGGGCCATATCCGGCACGGTGGCAACAGATAGTTCTACCGATGTGCAGAACAACACTACTTCCGATTCCAGCTTTGTCCTTGGGGATACATCAACTCTCAAGCAAGTAATTACGGGTGTTGTTCCCGGCTCATCTTATGTCATTTCGCTCCGTGCAAAGAAAACGGGAGCGAGTTATACCTCTTATTTTCGTGTTCAGTACAACGGTAATAAGTACATCTATCTTTTCAACACCACATCGACCTTTGGATGGACGGAATACAACGCTATCATCCCCGATGTGCAGGATAGTACCATCACCGTTTACTGCTATAACCGAATCGCAAGTCTGTATGTTTCTGATATCATCTTGGCTGAAGGAACGACCGTCCACAAATGGACACCTGCTCCTAACGAGATTTATACCACCGAGGTTAAAATTGACCGCCGTGGTATTGAAGTTTCCAACGCAGACTCTGCTCAAAGGACGGTTATTAATAACACGGAATTTTCCGGCTATTACAACGAAGAAAAAATATTCACGCTAAACAAGGATGAAACCATCACCAAGAAAACAACGGTGGATGGCGAACTCACGGTTGGCAGAACCAAGTTCGTGCCAATGCCCACCGCTTCAGAAGGGTTAAACATCGTAATCCTTGATTAAGCGAGAAAGGAGATATTATGGCTACAAGTGGTAGTTTTTCAAAATACCCAGTCAGCAACTTCGGTCTTTACTGTACTTGGTCAGCTTCACAGAGTGTCACAGGCAACTACTCAGATGTAACGCTTAATGTGTATTTGAAATATTACACGCTGTCCGTTGGCTCTCGTTCTGACTCCACGGTATCCATTAACGGTGTATCTGAAACTTACACAGCACCCGCAATCAGCGATAGTGTGGCCGGTTATGACACCACTTTGCTGAAAACCTATACTGTCCGTGTTGCTCACAACAGCAACGGTACAAAAACGGGAGTTGCTCTGTCAGCGTCCTGGCGTTTCAGCGGTACTTACAGTGGTACGAGCATCGGAACCATTACGGCATCGACCACCATTGATTTGGATGCCCTTGATAGAACCGCGCCCACAGTTTCGTGCAGCACTTCAAACATTACGGCTAACGGATTTAAGATTAGCGCCACATCCTCCGCAACGGCAGATATTTGGCAGTACAGCACTGATGGTGGTACGAACTGGACACAGTTTTCGACCACGGCGGGAACGAGTGCAAACACAACGCTTTCTTCACTTACCCCGAACACAACATACTCTGTTAAGGTTCGCGCAAGGAAAAAGTCTAACCAGGTGTACGGCACTTCAAGTGCGGTTTCCACCAAAACTCTGGGCGGTTCGACCATTGGAAGTGTATCCACTCTTACTGCGGATGCCGCAACAGTGAGTATTAGCATTAATACCACCGTGTATGATGCCGCATACACGCACACTCTCCAAATCAAAAACGGATCTACCGTTTATTTATCCATCACGGGTCTGTCGTGGACAAAAGGCACGGCGGCAAGGACGATAACGCTGACAGCAGCACAAAGAACAACGCTACTCACTGCAATGGCGTCAGTAAAATCCTTCACTGCCACTTTTGCGTTGCTGACATACAGCGGTTCAACGCAGATCGGCTCCACTTCCACAAAGACCGCAACCGTTCAGACAACCTCTGCGAACTCTACACCCACAATGGGTGCTTTTACTTTTTATGATGGTCGTTCTGCCACTTCAACGGTAACCGGAAACGACCAGGTGTTCATCCAGGGTTATTCGTATTTGTATGTTACCCCCGGCACGGCAACGGCAAGAAATAACGCTACGATTTCTTCCTATTCCGCTACCTGCAACGGTGTGACCCTCTCCAATACAACGGGTGCGGTTATCAACCTTGGTGCGGTCGCCAAGTCCGGCACGTTGGATGTGGTGGTAACGGCCACGGACTCCCGTGGATACACAGTTAGCAACACGCAGCAAATTACGGTTATTGCATATGCCAAGCCAAAGGTCTCATCCTTAACGCTACGAAGAACCAATGACATCGAAGCGGAGATGCAGCTTGCATTTAACGGTACGATTTCTGCTATTTCAGTTTCCGGCACTCAAAAGAACAGCCTCTTGTATGTGAGGTATCGATACAAGCTTACGAGTGCTACTTCCTATGGCTCATATACGTCAATCCTGTCATCGGTAACCAAAAGCGGAACCTCTTACTCGTTTTCTGATTTGGAACTGTGCAGCCTGGATGCAAACTCATCCTATGACTTCCATCTCCAAATTCGAGATCAGTTGAACTCGCTGTCATCAGTTGACCTTTACTATGTTGTTCCCCAGGGAACGCCTCTTGTGGCGCTCCGCAAAAAGAAGGTCGGTATCAATACCCCTGACCCGGAAGTTGCTCTTCACGTGGTTGGTGATGCTAAAGTATCCGGTACGGTTACTGCGACCACCGTAACAGCCACAACGCTCAACGGCTCACTTGCACCGTCCAAACTATCCGCTGCAGTTACCATCGCAAAGGGTGGTACGGGTGCAACTACAGCGGCAGCCGCTTGTACGAACCTTATCAGCGGACAGACCATTGCTCCGAAGGTAATCAATGTTACAGGCAACCAGTACAAGGTGGACGGTGTTTACGGCATCAATATGCAAAACTCTGACATCATTGGATTGAATGCTCTATACTTCTTGGATGCCGTTGACTCTGCCGGCGAAGGAATAAACTTTTATCGCAGTTCTACCGCTTATGATAGGCTTTATTCCTATGCTGGAACGCTCTATTATGCGCCTAACTGTGATGCGGCAACTCATCCCGGCACTCGTTACACTGTGTATCATTCCGGTGGTGCAACCATTCCTTTGGGTAAGGGCGGCACGGGTGGTACAACAGCAGCGGCAGCAAGAACCAACTTGGGTATTACCGCTACATCGTTATATAGCGGTACGCTCACAAGTGGAAGTATTACCTTCAACTATGGTAGTTACAAAGCCTATGTCATTATTGGCAGACCTAAATCTTCTTCCGCTTTGGAATCCTTAACACTACCCAAGGGTATCATCACGACTTCAGCGGTAACCTATCAGCTTGCCGATGAAGCAAACTATGTATCCTTTGACGTTAAGTACTCCGGCACCACTACAACATTAACCTGGAAAGCGAGTAGCTCCACCGGACAGATTACTCGTGTTTTCGGCATTAACTAAGGGAGGATTGTTATGCGAATAAAAACAAACAAAAACGGATTTGTTGAAAGCTATGCTGCCGTGGGAGAAATCCTTGAAAGCATCGAGGTTGGCAATCCCTCCGACCTTGAGCTCTTTGAGCATAATTTCCGTGCTTACCGCATCAAGGATGGTATGTTGTTCTTTGATGAAGAGCAAGCCACCACCATTCAAACAGAGGAAGAAAACGAACAACTCCGTGTCGAGCGAGATGCAGAGTGCTTCTCGGTCATTAACCGAGGTTGGCTGTGGTATGACACTCTCACAGAGAAGCAAACCAAAGAACTGCGAAAGTGGTACAAGGATTGGCTCGATGTAACCGAAACAAAGAAAAAACCAGACAAGCCGTCCTGGCTGAAATAAGGAATTATGGCACTCCGCCCGGGGTGCCTTTTTCATACCCAAATCTTAAAAGGAGGTAACGGCTGTGGAAATCAACATCACAACTGTCGCGGCTACTATTACCGCTTTGGGAGTCATTTTTGGTGCTGTGTTCGCCATTTACAAATGGTTCCTCAAGCAGGAAAAGCAAGACCGTGACATCAAAGCCATTAAGGAAGAGCAGACCGTGCTTGTT